GGCAAACCTGCTCTAGACTCTAGAACATCTTCTATCGTACTATCTACCTCTGAGTCATTGTTTAAAACCCAAAAGGAAGCACCCATATTTTTTGTATAGCCTGCCCCTGTTTCACTAAATCGCTGTAATGAGTTACCCCTTCCATCACAATCCGAAGCAAAAACCTCATACAGATCTAAATAAGCCTGAGGAGTATTTTCATCAATAGTTCTTATAGCAGGATTCTTGTAAATAGGTTTATAGTGAGCGTTCATAATAGCCTGATATTGGTTATTGTAATAGCTCTTGGATCTTCTAAGGTTATAATCGTTTTGATTTTCTCTTTTGTGAGGGACTAGATACATTCCTGTTTTATACCCCCCTGATCCATACCTAGAATCTTTGAGAAACTTAAACTTGTTTCTCTCATAGCTAATATTTATCCAATTATTAGTTTGGTACGGGTGAGAATTATATCTGTCGTTTCTGTTCTCATTCTCAATAGTCATAAATAACTCACTTTGCAAAGTCTTATATAAATATAGGTTTTTCTGTTAAATGAGAGGTTTACAACCTAGAAAGCCATTGGTCATATATTTCTTTTGATATATTTGCCGTCATAATCGGAGGTACACTCATACCTATAATGTAATAATATGGTAATTTTTTAAAGTTGTAATCTATTGGAAAACTACCTATCAAACAGCACTCTCTCTTGTTTGGTCTTCTCGGCTCGTCCATCAATACAGAAGAATCTGCGTGAGCTGGTAGAGTTAAAGGAATTTCGCACTTTTTTAGGTACTTTACAGAATAAAACTTTTTTAAACCCAAATCTCTAAATGAAGCATCTTCAAGGCTAGCATCATCTTTATGTCTTAATTTCCATAACCTAAGCATCTCTGTATTTTCATTTAAAGGTCTATCGCTCTCATCATTTTCAAGATAAATTTCACCAAAACTAACACCTCTCTAATTAAATGAAAGTTCTAAATAAGGTCTTTGCAGAAACATATCAACCTGTTGTAAAAATTTTCCTGCTAAATCCTTTCTGAAAGCAATAAAAAAAACTCGTTCTCTTCTTTGTGGCACTCCCATTTTAGAAGCATCTAACAAAAAGTGCTGGACATAATACCCCGCTTCGTCTAAATCAGAATAAATCTTCTTAACATACTCTTTAGCTGAACCTTGGATAATACCCTTTACATTCTCAGCTACTACTATTTTAGGTTGTAATCTCTTAGCTAAATCAATAAAATCAAAAAATAAAGTATCTAGAACCTGCTCTGATTGTCCCTCTCTAAATTTCTTCTTTTTACCCCAATCTTTGTCTCTATTGCCTGCCATTGAAAAGCTTGAACAAGGAGGAGAGCCGTCCAATATATCTAGGTTAAACAGCTCTTTTGGTAGATCGTCACGATCTTTAAAAGTAGTGATTGACTCAATAAATGAATATTTAGGTTTATGATTCTCTCTATATACTTCCATCATTTTATGGTCTATATCAAGTGCGCCAATAACATCATAGCCTGCAAGCTTGTAACCCATTGTAGAACCACCACCACAAGAAAAACAGCTAAAAACCTTTGATTTATGATTTTCAATCCCTTTAGATGTATAACCATCTGATAATTTCCAATTATAATTAAACATCAAACAACCTTTCGATTTAAATTAAATATAAAATATTCTCTAAGCGTTTGATTGTTTTTCTAGAAAAAGTCTGCATTGAAGCTCTGAACCTGTGCAGATACCTCGAAATAAAACCTCATCATAAGGGTATCTGAGTGGTCAGGAGATCTGTTTATTTTTTCCTTGATCTTTTCTTTGGGTACTATTCTTAGCTTCCCATCGCTGTCTATCTTATCTCTTTTGACCTGCTCTAGTTCTTCTATGATCTCTTGCTTTTCCTGTGGTGTGATGCAATCAGGATCAATATATAAGCCACCTTCATTAATGCACTCAGATAGCTTGAAGTAGCATTGATCCTTTAGGCTGTTGTAGTTCTCTCCGTTCTTAGCTTTTGAATTATTTATAAATTCGTGAGCATTTGGGATAAACCCTGAAACACCTCCCCCGATGCCGTCACCATCAAAAACAATATTACTATTTGGCACTTTGTAGGATTTAGCAAGCTCTTGAATTTTGGCTACTATCTCAGATCCTAGGGATTTATCTGCTGAATAGGTATATATCACCCTAAAACCACTCCAAACATAAACCCTAAACTTATCTGAACCTCTACCCGCTATATCTGAGGTAATATATCTCTCACCACTATCTACAAAGTCATTAGTAAATATGTCTAGAATCTTATCATATTCAATAAGCCTAGCAGGATCATCATCATAATAGAAGTTACCATACAATAAACGCTCCTGAGTGACCTTATCAGACTTTTTAAGGTTCTCAATATAGTCTTTGCTTATATGAGGATTATCTGTAACTAGGGAAGGTATAAACGCCCTGTCAGGTCTTAATCGACCTTCATCAAACGGCTTTACAAAATCGTTAAATATCCAATTCTTTTGAGGATTGCAGGAATAAAAGGATTTAGGTATAGTTTGCCACCCATCACCCTCTAAAACACTAAAGCGACCTCTTAGAACATCAATACCTTTTACTCTGACCTGTTGGGCTTCATCTATAAATGCTCCTGTTAGATCAAGTGAACCTATTCTATCATATTCAGGATCAGAAGGGAACCACCCTATTTCGCCAAAATGAATAATTGAACCCGTAAGGGTGTTAATCATTTCGTGAGTTGTAGCATTATAAGAGAAGTATTTAGAAACTTCATACTCGCTTATTACCTTGAAGAAAGTGGCTAGAGTGGTCTTTCTAAGGTCTGAAAAGGTAGCTCTACCAACAAACCAAGCACTCTTAGGCTTTTCAAATGTTTCAAGGCATATCCAAGTATTACCAAGCCAAGATTTACCACCTCTAGCCCCTCCACCATAAAGCACCTCATTAGTCTCTGAGTCTTTGAGCCTTTTCCAAGCTTCGATTTGCTTTTTAAATAGCTTAATTTCCTTCATCTAGAACTATCTTAAAGCCTTCTAGTTTGCCTGAGTGCTCAACCTTCTCAGGCTCGTTTAATCCGTACATTCTAGCAAGTGAGTCTAGAGAGCTCTTAGAAACTGCTATATTGCCCTCCATAGCTAGTTGATGGATCTCTAGGTATTTCTCTGTTAGGAACTCTTTATCTATCTTAAACTTTTCTGTGCTAACCTCTTCTAGCTGTTTTAAGCGATCTTGTACATTATTATTTCTTAATAACTGACTTGCACCTACTTCGGGTGATTTTGTCTTATAACCTGCTTTTAAATAGCTCTGAGTAGCGTTTCCTGTTTTAAGGTATTCTTTAACGAATTTTTCTTGTTTAGGTGAAAGCATGGCTTACTCCCATTGGTTATTGTCTAGCCAAATCTCAATATCATCAAATATGGCTAGTATTTCTTTTGAGGTACATTTTCTTGTATATCTTAGGTATTCAGGTATCATTGTTATTTATCTCTATTAATCTTTGGCAAGCCTTCTTTACAGAAACTAGAGTCTATGTGTATTCTTATTGTTTTTGTATTTCCAAGCAAAGACTCAAAGCCTAGTGAGCAAAGCCCAAGCAAAATAACCACAATTAATAGTGTTAGCATATCTTTCATTTCTTAGGTCTCTCTTCTACCATTTTATCTAGTGTTTCTCTAGAAAACTCGTATTCAGGCTCAGGCAAAGGCAAATTAATCTCAGATGCTTGAAAATAACCATAGCCACCCTCAGAAATAGGGCTATACTCAGTAAAGAACCCTCTACCATCTTTTGTATAAGAATGGAAGTTTGCAAAATTAGGAGCTTTTGACCAATCAATAGATGAAATGCTTTCTTGCTTTTTATCTCCTAGCCATTCGCCTGTTTTAGCTCTGTGCATATAGTTGTAAAATTTATCTAGCTCTTTTCTAGGATTCTCAGATTCTTTTAAGCCAAGTCTTAGGAGATATTTTAACCCTCTAGCAATATTGCCTACCTCATTAGGATCTAACTCTAAAGACCATAGCCTTGTTTCAATCGCTTCTATGATCTCAATAGGCTCAGGGAGTCCTGTTTCTGCTTTATAGTGTTTATCGTGGTTCATTAGTTGCCTTTCTGATCTTTCTGTATTCTCTAATTCTCTTTGAGTGACAAGGTTTGCAGATATTCTTGTAGGAATATTCTCCGCTTTTTGTTTGTCTTTTGCCATTGGTACTAAAACTCTCTAGAGGTAGCTTAGATTGACAATCTTTGCATATTTTGAATTTCTCTATTTGCACCCACTTATACCCCCCTGCGTGATCACATACTCCTGCTATCACTTGCCTGATTCTATCGTGGTTTATCTTATTTACTCTTGAAGCTTCTGCAATATTCTGATATTTACCTAAAACCTCTCCTGTAACAAAATCTAGCTTAGCTACTGAGATTCTTTTCTTATAAGGATTATCATATACAGGTGGCTCTATAAATTCTCTGATTCTAGCGTTAAATAGCTTTTTAACTAAATCGCCATTTTTTGATAAAAACTCTCTCTGCTTTTGAGTTGGATTAATTCTGTCAATATATTCAATCTCTTCTAGTGTTAATTCTTTCATATTTTGCCTTTTATAAACGCTAGGGATCGGTTTCTGACCTTATTTAAGCTATCCCCTAGCTAATAGCACCTGCTACAAGGGAAAACAGGCATTTTCTTTTAAATATAAATTTTTTTCTAATCTCTTCTAGCTGTTAATAAGTTGTAAATAAATAAAGCCCATACTAGCCACCAAAATAGACTAAAAATGAACCAACCTATATAAGCGTCTTCTTTATCGTCTGCACTCTTATCTGATAATCTGATATGGATAATACCTGATAATAGGTGAGCTGTGAATAAATAAAAGTATATTTCTAGATATATCATAGCTCTACCAAAATGATAGTGGTTAGCAGGATAAAAGCGAAAAATTCTAGTTTAGTCATTTTTATATTTCTCCTTGATGCCGTTTATAAGCAGTTCTCTGACCATATTTGAAAAAGTCCTATTCTCTATGCTAGCTAATTTATTTATGGACTCTACAAGCTCCTGATCCATTCTAATAGCTTTTACGATCATTAGCAGACCTCCACCTTTAAACTAATATTTACCTTAATGCCTAGAGCATTTTCAATCTTATATAGGTTTTTAGCGTTTAAAAATCTTTTCCCGTTTATCATTGAGTTGAAGTGGCTTCTTGATATTCCTGCCTTTTTAGATACCTCAAACTGATTAAGATTATTTTTTAGCATATAATCAAAAACTTTAGTCATTACTTTGTTTGTGATCTCTTCTTTAAACATTATCTACGCCCTCCAAAAATACTATCTACAACTGAACTGATTGTAAGCCCTGTTACACAAGCGATTACAAAGCAAAAAAAGATATGATTATCTACAAATTCAAGAAATGTCATCTACTCGCCTTCCTCTATCTCATTTATTTGTCTGTGAAAGTCTCCAAAATCACTTTCATAAGGAGAAGATTTACACAATGGACATATTGGAATAGAGTCAGCACTGAAAGCTACATTTTGATAATCAAAATTTTCAAACTCTTGCTCTTTATCTAAATTATGGCAAATCCATTTCATTCTTCGCCCTCCTCAATCATTGGGAACTCGCTACAATCTTCCCAAGTGACTTGCCCTTTGAGTTCTTTGATTTTAGAGTTTGAGATGTAGCGGTGTCTCTCCATATCATCATCAGTGTAACTAGATGCGTCTAAGACTAGGTTTTTACTTGGAAGTGTCATATAAACCAACTGAGCGTTATTTTCATCGCACCAAACTCTAGCTTCAAATGGTGTCATTTCTCGCTTGGTGGTTTGTGGAATGGGTCTGTGGTAGTTCCAAGCACCATAGCTTCCTTTACCATCTAAACAGAGGACACAGCCATTTGATAGTTTTTGAATTAAGAACCTTTTAATCCATCCATTTTTTTTATCGTTTCTCACCTCAATCACTTGAAGCTCTTCAATGTTTATTTCTTTATATTCGCTCATTATTTGACCTCTAATTCTTTCTTTAGTTTTTCAATATCTTCAACTGCTTTTTGAAGATCATCGCTAGTTCTCATTCTACCTTCTAAGATCATAAGTGCGTGCTTTAATCCTCTTTGGTAGCCCTTGTCAAAAATTCGCTCTGTTGTCATCTTGTAACCTTTCGTTTGTATTGCTCTGTATAATATAAAATATTTTATAATGAAAAGACAAAAAAAATGAGATATTTTAAAATCTCCTAGCTATTGGTATAGCTTCGTCTGATCCTAAGATAGTTGATTCTGTCTTAGGAGTTCTCCCGATTAGATCCAAGCTGTAACAATTCGTAGAGCAGTAATCTTCTTTCATATTGTTTATTTCTTCACCACAAATAATACACTCACCTACATTCAAGCTATAAACAAACCACTCTTTACCATCTACCTTTGATTTTAGCTTTTTCTTGACATCAATATAAGCACCTACAATATCATATCGAATACCTAGAAACTTTCCTGCATCTTGAAGATTCTTGAACTTTTTAAGCTCTTGGTTTGTACTTCTAAGTTTAACTGCTTTCTTATTCATTTGATAACCTTTCTTTTAAAAAGTCCCCTCCCTAATGAAAGAATAGAGAAACGAAAGGCAGGGAGGGAACTTTTATTTTAGTTTGTAGATCCTAGACCGCCCGATCTATCAATATCAACTACAAAACCATCTATAATATCGTGTAGCTTATGAGCTACAAGCTGTCCTATTCTTTCACCTTTTAATATAGAATAATCTCTATTAGGAGTTGCTATAAATTTTATTTCATCTCGATAATCTGCGTCTATAACTCCAACTCCTGTGATTCCTAGCTTATACCTAAAGCTCGATCTTGGGTGTAAATAGAGAACATAATCCTCAGGAGCATCGCCTATCTTTACTCCTGTTGGAATTAAATAAGTCTCTCCCTTTTTCATATCTAGATCAATAGCAGATTTAATATCAAATCCTGCACTGCTCTTGGTTTGCTTAGTTGGTATAAATTCATCTGATTCAGCGATGAATCTAAACATTATCCTATTATCGTTTATTCTAGCCATTTTCTTTCCCTCTGTAATAGCTCGTATATGGGATTTCTTCGCCCGTCTCATATAGATAGTAAAGTCTGCACTCTTGAATAAATAAATCGTATTCGGATTTATTTAAGTCCCTAGTATCTTTGATGACCTCAAAAATTTCTCCTGTGATCTCACAAACGACCTCTTGTCTGAGAAACTTTTGTTTTAGGATAGCCTTTACAATAGAATGGTGAAAAAAACCTCTAACCTCTCTCCACAGCTCTTGAAAATGCTTGACTACAACCCCGTTCAGATACCGCCTTTGAGCATCTGAGTGTTTCATAGGTAACTGCTCTAATGTCATTAATACCTGAGAATCTTCAAACTTGCTAAATGCCTGATATAAAACCTGATCTATTACAGGATAGCCATTTCTAAAACTTACTTCTATTTGCATCTTTGCCCTTCTTGATTAATTGTAGTTCTATTCGCATTTCTCTAGAATCTTTGCTGTGGGCTTTATCGTGACAATATCTGCATAAAGCGATTAAATTGCTATCTCTGTCATCTACCTTAGCCCCTGACATGCCCTTAAAAATTATGTGGTGGACATCAACCGCAGGAGCAAAACACCTTTCACAAATATGATGCTCCATTCTATACTTTTTGTAGTTTGCAGGATCTCTATAAGTCTTATTTTTTGGTAACAGCATCTAACTCTCTCAAATATTTCAATCGTTCAATCTCTAGCTCTAGAGCTTCTAGGTTTTCGCTAAAATCTCTTTTTCCTGAGAAATAAAGCTCCATCGCTAGTCTTTGGATTCTAGACTCTGATAATATTACTGATTTCATATATCACCCTCATATTTATCGTTTTTACTATAACCTCTTGCTAAAAGCTCGTTAGTAATTCTAGTTGCTTCCTGTATCTGAGCTTTTGACTGATCTAAAAAACTCTGTTCCCAAGCTTGCTTGTTAGTTTTTCCTTTGATGAATAAACCTAGATATTTCTCTAGCACCTTCATTCTTACAGAGCAATACAGAGGAAAAGCCACATCATCACTAGGTAACTGCTTCGGTTTTTCTGCTTCTCTTAGGCTAAACATCTTGCTTTGATACTCTGAACTCTCAAAGGTCTGCACTAGGGAACGATAAGAAAGCTTTTTAGCGTGTCTTATGGTTAGCCCTATACAAAGCTCTAGAGATGAATAATTAACACTAGGAAGGCTCCTAACAAGCTCAGAAGCGATGCTGTAAGCCATATTCTTGACCTCTTCATCTACAATATCTTTCAACCTGCCTTCTCTTGCATATTCTTCTAGTATTTCTCTGTATAGAAGCTCGCTGAATTTTACAATCTTATCCAATTTGCTTGCCTTTCTCATCTATCAGATTCAAGCCCTGTGACATTCTAGCTCGTTTTAGAATATCTAAGCCTGATTCTGATAGTTTTCTATCCTGTTCTCTGAAACTTAAATTATTTGCTTTATTTGGCTTCCAATAATTAAACCAAGTATTCAACTGACCACCCACTGAAAAAGTATAAGCTCCCTTTCTAGTGAAAGTATCCTGAAACTTTGTTATACCGAAGTCATCTTCTAAGATCATCTGCTCATAGAAATATTTTAAAAATTCATCAGGGTACTTATTAGGATTATTCTCTTTAAACCTTCTCATAGAGGTTTTGAGATACTCTATCTGTTTTTCATTATCACCTACTAGAGATTTAAAAAACTTCTTTCTATCGAGATGGACGGAAGGCTTTGCCTTCTCTTTCATATTGTTATTTCTTTTATTTACATTCATCTCTTTAGTGTCGATCTCACGGACTAGGGGAGGTCTGTCTGACGGACTAGGTAGGTCGATCTTACGGACTAGGTCTTTAGGTGGTACGCCTGACAGACTAGGTATATTCGGCTCTAAAAATGTATATTGATTTACATTATTGTTTGTGTTAGTTTCTTTAGTTCTTTGAATATGAATTAGCTGTTTTTCTTCTAATGATTTTAATGATTTGATCAATCTGTCTTTGCTTATATCTATTTCTTGTCTAAGTCTATTTAGACTCGGGAAACATTCTTTTGTATTGTAATTCATATACCGCATAAGATTACAATAAACTGCTAAATCATAAACATTAAGATTAAGAACGACCACATTCTTCACTTGAATAAAGTCATCTTTAATGTTGCTTAGTACCTTAAATTTTTCGGAAATTTTCATAAAAAACTCCATCGGGTGGCTAGGGGGAGCGTCCAACAAGAACCCCTAGCCTTAAAGCATATGCTAACCCGATAGATAAATTCGTAGAGTTTGGACGCTCTCTCATTAAAAAAGATAGTATTTTACACAGAAAATAGGTCTATCTTAGTGTCAAGATCTAAAATAGTGTCAGAGTGATTCTGCTTATTTATGGCAAAATAGCTTTCTTTTAGTTCGATTGATATTGATTTTCTACCCATCTTTAAAGCCTGACAACCCTCTGATCCGATACCACCAAATGGACTCAGAACCGTTTCACCTTCATTGCTGTATAAATGTAAAATTCTTTCGATTGTGTCGAGCTGTAAAGGGCAAATATGCTTTTCATCATTACCATCTCTTGCACTTCTGTAATTCAGTGTTCTTTTGTAGTCAACATCCATCCAAACAGGTGATGCGTATTTTTGCCAAAGATCAACAGGAAGATAATCAGGCTTTGAGCTGTCTTTGTCTTGGTGTGTAATTGGCACTTCATTATCCCCTTCATTTCTAAAAAACAAAATATAATCAGGAATACCAACTCGACTCATGCTACTGTCTTTTTTAATGGTCTTATGAAGTAATCCTAGAGCCTTTGTTCTTTGCATCTCGGTCACGGGATTCTTCCATATTGTTGTTCTAGCATGATAGATAAAACCCTCAGATGTAAACCAATCAACTAGCATACCTGAAAAGTCCCTCAAACCAATATATCCCTCTTTACCTTTCTGAATAGGCAAATCCATACAGTGAATGGCACATATTCTACCGCTCTTTAAAACTCTCTTTAATTCAGGGATCAGATATTTAAAATGTTGCTCAAATTGCTCATAATCTCTAACATTGCCCATGTCTTCCTTTTTATCTGAATAAACATAAAGCTCCGCAAATGGAGGACTAAATACTACAATATCTGCCGCATTATCTTCTATTTTCTTAATCTCCTGAACGCAGTCTCCGTTTAGCAAGTGGTATTTTTCTGTTTTAACTTCTCTAGATTCAATCATAAAGTTGCTCTTTCCTAGCTTAAAATTTTCATTTGACGAATATAAAGACATGTTTCTAATCATCTCTTTATGCTTTTTTTCTTTTTCAAGAATTGACGATCTAACATTTTTTTGAGACATTGGCACTAAGATATGGACTTTTACTTTCTCCTTTTGCCCAAATCTATAACACCTTCTAACTGCTTGATAAAATGCTTCAAACTTGAAATCGTAGGAAGTAAAAACCATGTTATGGCATTGTTGGTAATTCATCCCAAAACTAGCAATTGATGTCTTTGTAATTAAATTATCAAAGTCCTCATTAGCAAATCCATTGAGATTCTGAGCTTTAACAATAGGAGAGTCACTTCCTTGGACATTTTTTGAATCTGAAATAACCTTATTCAGCTCATCGGCTTCATCGTTCTTAAGCGTCCATATAATGGTTTGACCTTCGTGCTCATTAACTATTTCTAGGGTTTTAGCTATTCTCTCCGAGAAAGATTTTTTTAAGTCTCTATGTAGATCAGTTGCACTAACTGCAGTCTCACCAAACAAATCACCCGAATCATTATCAAACTCTATTAAGTGCTCAATGTACTCAATCTCAGGTAAGTCATATCCTTCCATTTCAAAGCCTAGAGTTTTTGGATTATCGACAGAAATAGAGAATGAACATATAAATTTCCAAAAGTCATCTTGAGCGTGTTTTCGTAGTCTCCATTTTGAAGTTTCACCACCATCATGAACAAAGAACATGGCAAGCATTTCTAAATAGCTCATAGCACCTAAAAACTCCGAATGATTACCAAGCTCCATATGATCATTAGGAGATGGAGTGGCAGTACAGCATAGCTTATATCTATGACTCTTAAAGCTATCTATTAGCTTTGTAGATGTAGCCCCACCTCTGCCCTTCAAAATGGAAGATTCATCTAAAACAACTCCGCAGAATTGAGAAACATCAACATTATCGAGCTGATCGTAGTTAGTAATAAATACACCCTGACCAAAAACTTCAGATTCTAGCTTCTCAATATTAATTCCAAATTTTGAACCTTCATTAATTGTTTGCTGTAAAATAGCTAAAGGGCATAAAATCAAAACAGGCTTGCTTTCATGTTTAGAGACCTGATACGCCCATTCTAATTGCATTAGAGTTTTACCTAGACCGCAGTCAGCAAATACAGCATATCTGCCATTAAGAAGTGCTTTTTTTACTATATGCTTCTGAAAAGGAAACAGATTATCGTTTAACTTAGACTCTTCAACATCAAAGCCTGACGATATTACACTCTTTTCTTTTATTTTTAAGAACTCATTATAATCCATTTTTTTGCCTTTCGTTGTATATTTGGATAAACGATAGCTAGGAATTGAACCTAGTCATTTAGTTGAGTTACCAAACCTACCGCCACTACATAGCCTAAGTTAATTTAAAGGGTCTCAAGTTTTAAATATTTTCTGCTATGCGAGTTTCAATATGTAGTAATTATTTTCTACCTAATTCAAATGTTTTTAGCATTCTTTTTAAATTCTTGGCTTCTCTAGGCTTCTTGTAATCTCTTACCCAAAAGCCACCAACTAGCTTGTAACTTTTACCCCAAAGTATCATTTATAAAACCTCCCTAATAAACGACCTGTAAACTTATTTAATAATCTTTGAAAAATACGACCTTTTGCAATAGCTTGAACATCTCCAAGTATTCTAGCCATTAAGTAAAGAGTTGATCTCATATTGCAACCTTTTAAAAATGAGCTTCTTATTTAGAAGCTCTTCTAGAGGTGTAAGTGTTAAATACTATCTGATAAGCATTTTTCTGATTTTCGTTAGTTAAAAAACCCTCTGTTAGCCATAGAGCGTCTTGCACTTCGCTTAAGCTTAAGTTGTGTGCTTGGTATCTTAATTCGATAAAATCGTTAGCATTTTCAATAAGCTGTTCTAGTGTTTTCGTGTTCATCTTGTAACCTTTCGTTTCGTTCATATTCATAAACTAGATAATATTTTCTAGTTATCCAATAGGAAAAATGAAAAAAGTTTAAAAAAAATAAAAAAACCCCCTAAAAAGGAGGTTCATCAGGTAGAGCAGGCATATCAGGGGAGCTATGGGTGTTTACCTGCTTGCTACCTAAAATCTGAAAGTTACTTATAAGAATCTCTGTTTTATATCGCTTCTGCCCGTTTGGATCGTCCCAAGACTGAGTTTGAAGCTTACCCTGAACATATAAGCTAGATCCTTTTTTAACATAGGACTTAATGATTTCCGATTGCTTACGCCAAGCTACCAAATTAAACCATTCTGTTTTCTCTTGCATCTGACCATTTTTATCTTTAAATCTCTCTGTAACTGCTAAAGATAAGCTTGCTACTTCTGAACCTGACTGAGTTGTTCTTATCTCAGGTTCTTTGCCTACATTCCCAATAAGGTGAACACAATTTAAACTCGCCATTTATAAACCTAATAGCCTTTCTATTTCTTTTTTAGTTCTAATAACGCACTTCTGACCTTTCCAATCAGTATGCCATTTTACTTGTAATTTGTTGAGCTTCCCTTTTTCGCTTTTTACCTCAACTAGATAGTTTTTACCCTCAAAGCCGAGTAGCAGGTCAGGAACGCCCGATCCAACCCTGTGAAGCATCTCTACACTAGCTCCTAGCTTTCTAGCGTGATCCACTAGCTCAGGCTGTATTGCGTCTATCTTCTTTCTGTAAATGCTCATAAAATGCTCGCTTGCTCTGTTCTCATATAGTTAAACTCCCTAGATTCTTTTTCCTCTTGGCTAATCTGTCTAACTTCGTGGATCATTTTAGCAGTTTGCTTAGTTTTTCGGTTATCATAGCCTGAATCTCTCAGCTCTTCATTTTCTTCTCTAGCCTTCCTTACAGCTCTCTCTACGGCTGAATAAGTAAATGGTATCTTACTACTCCACCAATCTCTTAAAACTAGGCTAGAATCCCTTGAATAGTCTCCTAGCATAATGATAAACACTTGATGATCTTTTAGCTCTTTGTTTGAGCTTAAAATATCTTTGACTCGCTGATATACATTTTTCATAGTTAAAAAATTGACCTCTTAATGAATACTTAAATTTTTAGGGAAATTTTTAAATCAGAACATCAAGAGGTCAAAGCCTTATGGATTAAAATATTTAGTTTCTTCTACTAGCTCTGTACTGATCTCAATATGGCACCAAGTGGGAGTATGCTTAAAGTTCTCTATCCTAGCAATAAAATACAACTCTGAATTGTGGGTCAAAAACTCTTGCAAGCTCTTAATGTCATCGGTTTTAAGATCAAAAGCTACTGCTCGCTTATGCCAAGATCTACTAGCACCTGTTGAGCAGTTAGGAGGTCTTAAACCCGAATAAATGAATCCCTTATCATAATTGTTAATTACAATAGGTTTACCAAAATCTGCTCTAAGCCTGTCTAACATTCTCAATGTATGAGGATCAAATAGGTTAAGTGCATCTTGTTGCCAAATCTCAAAATACTCAGGAGAAACTAACTCCTGAGCTTTGAAATATTTAGGTATATACTTACTCGTGAACATTTTCACCTTTCAAGATTTCTTCTTTTCTCTCTGTGAACTTTGATTTAACATAAGCATTATCAAAACCCTGCTTAACTGCTTCCTGCCATAGCTTATTCAAAGCATCAATAGAGCCTGATTTCTTTGGCTTGGTCATCTGCTCGCTAATCCATATTTTGGCGTTAAAATCAAGCTCCTGCTGTTTATAGGACTCAAAAACCTCTCTAAGCTCGATCTCACCCATTTGAGCAAAATCATCAAAGGTCGCAGGTGCTTTAGGCTCTGTCTTTAAGCTAATAGATAGAATCGCCTTTTTAAGTTGATCTTCTAGCTCTCGACCTTCTGCAAATGGATCAATTCTAGCATCTTTGATGCCATTGTCTGCTAACTGAGTTCCACAGCAATCTATGTCCTTATCGGTAATAATACCTAAGATAGAGCTTAATCCATATCTTTTGTAATAGGTAAAACTTGATCCATCTACTTGAAACTTATTCATACCTTTTAGCTGAACATCGTCAGGCACTAAAACTGCACTCTCTAAGCTCTCACCTGATTCAATGTGAAAGATGATGGTCTTAACATAGTTTCGACCTACTGTCGATTCAATAAGCTGTGTAAATCCTAGCCCGTATCTTTTCATAAATGGATTAATTGTTTTAACAATGTGGTCAAAGCTCGCATATGAATAACCATAGCCCTCTGTTCCTTTATGGATAATAGGACAAGCCTGCTGAAAACCTGCTAATGCTTTATATAATTCTTTCATTTTATTGCCTTTCGTTAATGAAATATCTAATAGAAGCAGATCTATTCTTTAAATGCTCCGCTCCTATAATTTTTGAGCTAAAAGATGAGATGCAAACGCACTCCTTACCTGCTTGCACTTCATAGCCTTTATGCTCAAAACTCGCTAGTATGGACTTTAAATAATCGCTTAAAGTATGAAAACCAAGATCAACCGATTTTTTAAGCCATTTCTCTTTCTCTTCTTTAGTCACTCCTGTAATTTGGAGCCTTTCATAAGTAAACTTCATAAATCACCTTTTTAGTATCTTTACCTTAAATATAAAATATTATCTAAAGAATAGAAAAGAAAAAACCTATTTTTTTAATAGGCTTTACTTGACTCATTTAGTAGCAATTTTCAAAAGTTGCTCTCTTAGGTCGTTAAATGAACTCGTCAAGGCTCGAAGCGTGTCTTTGATCTCGCTTATATCGTTCCTTAAATAGCTCATTTCTTTGTCTAATATTCTGTTATCGCTGTGCATATCTTTGAGTTCCTCATAGTGCTTACGCTCGTTTTTCTCTAGATCTGCTATACGCCCTTCTTGAATATTATAACCTGTCTTGATGTCTCCAAATCTTTCTGTCAAAGAGTTTACCTGTGCTTTACTCTCTACTATATAGTCATCAATCCTAGATTCTGCATTATCAACCCTCTTAATAGCTTCTTCTGTATGTCCTTTAAAATCGCTGTACTCCTTTGAAAATTCTATAAATGCCTGTCTGTCCTCCCTTATATACTCCTCAAATGCCTTAATACTACTATTTATCATACCTTGTTTTTCTTCTATATCGGTCATCTTTTTGCTAAATAATTCAAATTTTGGCTTGATGAACTTATCAAAAACTAGAAAAACACCAACTACTAAAGAAGTTGCACCACCGCCTAGAAGATACTCTATCGTGCTGTTTGCTGTTTCTATATCTTCTTGAGTAGGTAATGGCATATCACAAATATAGTTTATTTAGCTTTAGGATAAAATTTAGAGTAATCTCTCCAAGGATTATACTTAGCAAATGGAATAAATAATAGTTTGCACTGCTCTACTTCGCTAGTTTCGTGATAAGCATAAGATCCACCCAACCGAACTGCTCTATACATCGCCTTTCTTCGCCACCAAGCTATTTTAAGCTGTGTTAGGGCTAACAAAAAAAGCTCGTCGGCTTCTAACCTTCCTTTTTTGTCATCGCCTAAAATTCTGCTTGCATAGAGCCAATCGTGAAGTAAAGCTCCTAGAGAATACCTTCCTATCGGCTTCCCTATTATCCACTGAGCCCACTTAGGAATAGAAGCCCCGTCCCATTCAAAGCCTTTTGGTATTCTGCAAATCCGACCATCAGGCAAAATAAAATCTATAACTGCAGTTGTAACATAGAGATCGAATCCATCTTCGTTCTTTTTATGGATATGTCTCCAAGGTCTTTTGTCTGCTCTGAAAGGCTCTAGGTTATTGATCTTAGAAACGAAAAAAGTAAAGAGCTTATAACCCTTTACCTTCTTGATAAATTCCCTGTTAGCTCTGTACCCTTTAGGCTCAAAGTATTTCATTTGAAAAAAACCACTTCCTTTGGAACATTATCAGGATTAAAGGCGTCTGCTAATCGTTGGAGATAAATCTGCAAGCTCACTAGCTCCTCATTAGTCAATACTTCTAACACCTTCTCTTTATCGGCTTCTACGCTACCTCTGAAACCTTTTAGGTCATTAGTGTATGATATTGCCATTGGCTCTGTTTTTGACTTAAAAGTGATCTCATAAGCTCTTGTAGTCACTTCTTTGTCTAGCTTGTATGTGATTGCCATTTTTTTTCAATTCCTTTATAAAACTATTGCTTCAACTTCTGCTATGGTTGTTGCTGATTGTACTTGGGATATTTTATTATATAAATTGCTGATGCAACTATATCCATATAGTTTAGCTTGATTAAGTATATCATCAAGCTCTGCTTGAGTCATAGTATAAGCTACCATATTAGAATCATAGATAGTGTCAGTTATTAATAAATTACCCGACTTGATTAATTCATCAGCACATTTTAATCTCTGTAAACCCTTATCTCCTCTAAGAAAGAAATTAGTAATAGAACCTGAGTCCATATAGTACCCCTCATCGATTTTTAACTCGAACTCCGCCCTAAGTATCCCGATTTGTTTTGACTTTGCATAATCTAAAGTCATGTTTTCACCTCCTATGTTTGAGCGAATCTGATGTTAATGCCGATGTTGTATAGCTCACTAATTAATGTGGAACTTGAATTGGTAATTTCAACTTGCCCGCTTGTATTTACTTCATACCAAACACCTGTGACCGCTTGCCAAGAGCCTTCGTAGGTGCATGAAACTAAACCTGTTAGCTTAGCATTGGGTCTGAGAGCTGTGGGTAAAGTAAAGAGAACCACAGAACCGCCCGCTAGAAGAAATTGAGATGCCTTCAATTTAACAACTCCCTCTATCTCGGTGCCATCTATGCCATTATCTCGGTATCTAGCTGCCCTGTATCCGCTTCTAGCCTCCCAATTACTTTGTAAAGTAGCAGTCGTCCACGAGCCAGGTGTTACACCGCCACCACCGCCATTTAGGTTAAAGGTGGTTCCGCCTTCTCGACCTTTTAGGTTGGTTCCATCAAACCAAATATCGCCATTTGAAGGGCTTGAGTTAGTTGAAGTTTGTAACTGAAGAGCACCTGATTTGAAAGTGGCTATATGTTTTTCATCACCTGCTGAATCAGCACAATTTATTCTCAGTTCGTTACTTGCGGCTAAAGAATTACTGCCTGCAAATATCTCGGCATATCCATTTTGCTGTTTGAGAGTTGCATATCGCTTGCCTGATGTTCCTGCACCTGACCCCCAAAAAGAAACAAAGCTACTCAATACAGACGAAGTAGTGTTTTGCAAATATATTGGATTGTCACTTAAAAATCCGACATCTGTCACTGATTGTAAGTCTTGAGTGAGTGGTGTCCAACTTGACCAATTTGTTCCACTATCATCTGTGGTTCTAAAAGCCATTTTTGAATCGGCTGAGTCAGGCTCAAATATCGTTTGGATAATTCGCCCACTATTGGAATATACATTTACAATTTTTCTAGTAGAAGCACTCCAACCGCTTGGAATGTTTGTTAAGGCAGAATCGGAAGTTAAGAAACTGCCTGAGATAATAAATGTATTTAAATCACTACCAAAAACTCCTTGATCCACTCCAAATAATTTAAATGTCTTGGTGTCCTCAGTGTATCTGAAAGCGTTATTAGTGAACCACAAATCGCCACTTGTTACGCTTGCGTTGGTGTGAGCTTCAAATGTTATCTTATTATTGCCTGTGGTTTCGCCAACACCCAAAACTGACGCTAGATCTTGTGATCCACCTGCTTGAGAATCCACATAACTCTTGGTGGCTACCTGTTGAGCTAAAGTTGGATCATTAGCAGTTAAAGTTCCACCTGTGGTGTCTATGTCACCATCAATTTTCAAAATGCCACTTTGACCATATATAAAGCCTGATAATACATCTGAATTATCTAATATCTTTAGCCCGCTTTGATTAGCAAGAGTTAAAAAAACACCTGATAGCCTAAATGTAGCATTTGCAGAATCCCAATAAAAAGGAGGTGCAGAAGTGTCATCGCATACAGAATAAGTACCATCTATATTTTTTAAAACAATAGCCCCGTTCAAGTCAGAATTTGGAATATTTAAGGTATTTCTCCAAATTTTTTGCTCTAAAACCCCTGCTGTATCTGTAATAGTTGGAGAGCCATCTGTGACAAGTTTTTCATAATAGATTTTACAAGTAGATGCAGGATCGAAAGTAATATCTTGATAGATATGCAAAACCTCTACATAAATATTAGATCCTGTAGAAACATCTCCAATTTTCAAAGTAGGATTAGAACCTTGGCAAATGATAGCTAGAGAGACTTCATCTGCTCCATTTGTGCTAGTTCCATCGCTGAAGTTTTGCCCTCTACCAATAAAAAGAAGATCATTGCCTGAACCATTAAAAGGCTCTAGAATATCTCCATCTGTAACATTTAAACCGACTGAACCACCTGAGAAAGTTTTTCTTAGTGAACCTGATAAGGCTGTTGGCGTGGTAATAATACCTAAGAAATTATTAACATTTATCTCAGCTGTGGCATATCCATTTAATTTATCAGGATCTACAAAACCTGAAAGAACATTAGAGCCATTGTTAAAAAAGTCTGTGCTTTTAGGTTTAATGCCACTCTCACCACTCACTGCATCGGTTTGAATATCTAAAATAGGAACTGTCCAAGTTTGTCTTACAAAATCCGAAGCTCCTACGCTACAAGTAAAGTTGCCATCTTGATACTCATATTGGAATTTAGTTTGTCCTGCTTCGCCACCATTTGAAAGCTGAACATCAACAGGAATAGAGCTAAATACCTTTTCCATTTTAACGGATACATCTTGAATGAAAATATTATCAAATCCCACATAGGTTATTTCATTGCCTAGAAAGTTCAAAGCTGTGAAAACAGGAGAACCGCTAGCACCTCTGTATCTTAGCTGTCTAACTCCACCATTAGGATCATTAGCAAAGATCTGAGAACCTGAATAAACAACTACCTCGCAAATACCATAAACATCTAAATTTTGAATAGCAGTTGATGGTGCTACAATATTATCTCTCATATAGAGAAATTTTGTATTCCTTACATCTGATAAGGCTGTTACATAATCGTCCCAAGTGAAAATATTATAAATGCCTTCTGCATTAATATCTACAAACTGAGTGCCATCCCAAAATTTATCAGGATCAATATAATAGAAGTTGTTTCCATCTCTCCAAATGATTTGCTTAATATCAGTTGCCCAAGATATTTGCTTATCTTTGAGATTAGCTAATAGATTAGCTTCTGTATCGTGTATTCTAAGAATATGTTTGTCTGCCATTTAGCTAAACCTCATCTTGTATGTTTTCGTTATTCTCATCTGTGGTATCTTGCCAAAGCTCTAGAGAATTATCAAATGAATCTTGTATAGTGTTATCTACTCTAACATCTAGATCAAACAAAATGCCCTCTACATCAATACTAGGTAAATTCTCCGATACATTTTTTGCAATACCTGTAATCAAAAACTCATAGTAAAGATCATCGGTAATATTTGGTAGCTTAACTTCTAATCTTTTTCCTATATCCCAAAATTTACCTATTTCATACGGAACTTTAAAATTGAATTTATTTCTAGGAACTACTTTAGGATTAAAATCTGTGTTAGATCCCATAAAAGAGAGCCATTTTCTAATGTACCAATAAGCAGATGAATCCTTATTTATCCAAGTATGATTAGATAGTATTTTTGGTGGCTCATTGATAACGCCATAGTAAAGAAACAAAGCTCTAGCTCTTCTCCAAAGTTTAGCTCTAGCTTCTTGACTTAAAAAGTCCATTCCTTGACAAGCATTTGCTTGATCTTCTTCTGTGGTTAAATCTGATCCTGTGTTAGTTATAGCCATTGACTTAGTGAACTTCTTTGAACCTACATCAAAAGCATAATTTACAACAGGCTCACAAAAGATATTTCTAGAATCCTGCTCAATTCTCTGTCCCCAAGATAACATCTTAGTTTGATCTATCTTCTCTAGGTTGCTTTGAGTTGTCTTTTGAGCTACCTGAGTGACTCTTTCTTTAAAGTCATCACCTACCCAAGATATGAGGAAAAATCTGTTACAGATGTCCTTAGAAGCTGCTCTAGAGCTTAGAGATTTATTATCTGTTATCTGAGTTGCTATTTCTACCTCATACCACCCTAAAAGATCTAGCTCGCTCTGTAAATATGATCCATTAGTATCTAGGTCTAAGTTTAAATAGCTCTGAGCATTTATGTTAGTATAGCCTTTACCCCATCCACTAGCAGGAGTTGATACCCCTAGATTAGAGTAGTTTTGCAATAGCTTAATATGAGCTAAAGCACCAATAGGATCTTTGATTAAATCGTTAGACTGCCATTCTACGCCACTCAAAGGACTTGTAATATCAGTATCATATAATCGCCCTTTGAAATTCGTATATAATCCCTTATCTAAGCTAGACTTTTGAGTAAAAACAAAACCAAGTTGCTCTATATCTATATCTATGATATTGCTTGAAATAGTAGCACCTGAATCTAAAGTGAACTCGACCACAAAGACGATTTTATTAAACTTTAAAAATTCATCTAGGTTAGATATGCCTAAATCAATGAGCTTATAACCACTTAAATCTGCAAAGCCATCATCTCCCCAAAATGAATTATCATTTAAGCCATTGGTAGAATAATTAGAAGCAAAATTGTCTATAAATTGGTTTGCTCCTGCACTATAAGTAGTGGTTTCGTTGAGCTCTACAACCTCTTGAATATCTCCATACCATTTATCTGTTTTAACCTTAAATGATATGCTTCCGTTCAAATTGCCACTCGTACTCTGAACTCTACAAAATGAGTTTAATATTATATAGCAGTTTTCAAAACTATCAGGAATTGAATTTTTAAATATCTCGTTGATTGATAACTCATAAGTTCTAGCAAATTCCATTAAACCGACTGAGGTAAACGCTCCATCATAAACAAAAGGCGTGGATCCATCTTCTGTTCTTACATCTCCTAATGTATCAGTTTTCGATACAAAATCACCAAAGCCACCACCTCTATAATACAAGCCTAGATCAGTTTGAAAAGTCCACCCTGAGCCATCTAAATACTGAGATGAGTTTCTAACGGCTATGTTATTGCTTTGCTGAATACTAAAACCTAAAGCACCATCAAAACCCTGCTCAAACTCTGATTCGTTTAACTTTAGCTCATTATCATTTAGCTCATCTTGGTTAATATCTACCGCAAAAGAAGGGAGCTGTTTATATCCATTGTCATAAGAATAAATCTGAGCATTTGAAGTTATAGCTTGATCCTGAGAGTTAAAAAACCCTTCGCACTTCCAAAAGTCTGAGTTATACTCTTTTCTTACATCTATAAACTGATAAAGTGAAACCTCTAAAGGATCAGGTTCTGCACTAAAATTATGCTCTAAAGTTATAGTTAGCTCACCCTGAAAACCTAGCCCACCTTGAACTATGTTTACAACCTTGCCTATATTACCTTCTTGAAGTCCTTGAATGCATTTGAAGTATAAAAAACCCTCATTCATTAAGGCATTTAGGTTAGTTAGATCTAAGCCAAAAGATTCACTTACTACCAATACCTTTAAATCGTTATATGTTCCACTAATCCACTTACTGACATAATTAGTTTCCGTATCAGACGAAACTGCTAAAACCTCTGCTCTATCCCCTGTTTGAAGAAAAAAGGTTTTTTCATTCTCACCGATAGTTAAAGGTAAACTTTCTCCGATAGCTTCCGAATCTGTAAAAATCTGAACATCTAAATTTGCATTATCCGACTTTTTAAAGTCCTCAGTAATAACAAAGCCTAAATTTGAGTCTCTAGCTTCCTGAGAGCTTCTAACAGGTATGTTATAGGTGCTTTTATCAAATGAAGGTATATCGCACACACCTGCGTAAATACTACCCTGAAAAGCCCCATCTATCCACTCAATGATAAAACATCTTGACCCGTGGAGTGAATAATTTTCACCAAATGCAAGCAAAAACTTTTTCCAAAATATCTCAGTATTTTTAATAGTGATATTCAATCCATCAATATTTGCAATATCGCCAAAACGCTCAACCTTAACCGATTTACTTATTGGTGATATTCCATCTCTTGCTAAAATGTCTTTGCCATAAATATAGGGAGCTGTATCAGGAAAAGAACCACCTAGAAACCACTCAAAAACACCATTCACTAAGCCTATGCTTGTATCTGTTGGAGTATCGGGTGAATCTACCTCTATGCGAACAGAAAAATTAAACTTACTCACTAGACAACCTTTGCAACTCTAAACTAAGCTCATATCTTTTGTTCTTAATATGCTTAACAACTAAAGACTTATTTAACATTCTTACTTTAAATGTAGAAAATAAGCCCTGCTTTGCTCCAAATGGATAAACCTCACTAGGTACTACTAAATCCATTTCAGAGTATCTAAAGACTCTCAAAGATTGCAGGAGTCTAGCCATTTTAGGCTGTAATAATCTTAGAGTAAATTTACTTCTTTCGTTTTGCTCCTTCCAATCATTAGAATAAGCAACCCCTAGAGCTGTTGATTCTGCTCCTACATCAAAAGATACGCTAGGATTAAAACCACTTACAGGGTATCTAATCCCTGTCACATTAGCTATCTGTATTTTACCTTCATCACCTGTCAAGGGTGCTGTATAGCTTGGTAAAGGTGAAATAGCTAGAACTTCAAATCTAACTCTAAAGTGCTTATACTTAGAGCTGTTTAATGCTCCTGTTTGCTGTAATGACTTGATTTTAAAAATAAAATCCCCTTCATCACCAAAGGCAGGAGAAAAAAGGCTAAATCCCCTTGCTCCATTGGTGAGAAGGGTAAAGTCTCCATCTCTATCTATGTTATAGAAGTTTTCTAACTCTGTTAGCTTGGCTTG